GGGCCGTGGCTTTGGCAAGACCAGGACAGGTGCTGAGGACATAGCTAACTATGCAGCCGACAACCCTAATGTTCGCTGCGGTGTCATTGCCCCAACGTCTGCTGACATCCGAGGTGTGTGCTTTGAGGGCGACTCCGGGATCATGGGCATAGTTCCGCATTACCTGATTGAGAACTACAACAGGTCTATTGGCGAGATCACCATGAAGAACGGATCATCGATTCGAGGCTTCTCTGCTGAGGAACCTAGCCGTCTACGTGGACCCCAGTTCCACAGAGTTTGGTGCGATGAGCTTGCTGCTTGGCAATACGTCCAAGAGACATGGGACATGATGAAGTTCGGCCTGCGCCTGGGCGTAGACCCACGGGTCGTCATCACAACCACGCCGCGCCCAATTGAGCTGGTCAGGAAGCTGATCAAGGACGCCGAGAAAAAGAATAGCCGCATTCACATTACTCGGGGATCTACCTATGACAACGCCGCGAATCTTGCAAAGTCTTTTCTTGCCGAGATCACACAGTACGAGGGAACCCAGCTTGGAAGGCAAGAGATCCATGCCGAGGTTATTGACCCCGAAGAGACCGGCATCATTAAGCGAAGCTGGTTCAAGCTCTGGTCCGCCGACAAACCCTTGCCCCTCCTTGAATACATTGTCATGAGCCTCGACACGGCGTTCACGGAGAAGTCCCTTGATCGTAAGAGCCATGACCCAGACCCTACGGCCTGCTCGGTGTGGGGCGTCTTCCGCCACGAAAAGAAGCCTGCCTTCATCCTGCTAGACTGCTGGGAAGGCCATTTAGGGCTTCCTGACCTGATCGAACGGGTCAAGAAGGAGTGGTCCGTGCGGTACGGCGATGAGGACACCCGGCCCGTGATTAAGCCGTTGATTGGCCCAAAACAATCGATGTTCGGCGGCAAAGCACCCGACCTGATGATCATCGAGGACAAAGGATCTGGCATCAGCCTGCGTCAAATGCTGGCTCGTGAGGACATCCTTGCCTACCCCTACAATCCAGGCCGTGCAGATAAGCTCCAGCGCCTTCACGCGGTCTCGCATTTATTTGCACATGGATTTGTTTGGGTGGTAGAATCTGACAAACGGCCTGGGACTCCTCGTTCCTGGGCTGACCCTTTAATCTCGCAGCTGTGCAGCTTTCATGGTGAAGGATCAATCAAGCATGACGACTTTGTGGACTCAACGACACAGGCGCTGCGGCTGCTTGCTGATCGCAACAGTCTCTCAGTCACCAGAAAAGCTGAAGACAGAGTTGAACGGGACATCAAGCCAAGGCTTGTGAACCCTTACGCGATCTAACCGGAGCATTGAATGGCTGAAAACGAACAAGAATACGGCGAGATGTACGAGGTTGAGGATGACTCCAAGGTCCGTGATACCGAGGACGGTGGGGCAATGGTCACCCTCGATGACTCAGCAACACCTGCCGAATCCGAGTTTTACGCCAACCTAGCCGAGACAATGCCCAGTTGGGAACTAGCCAACCTGGGATCAGAGCTCTGCGACATCTTAGAAAAAGACAAAGAAGCCCGCAAGAAGCGGGATGAGCAGTATGAAGAGGGTCTGCGCCGCACAGGCCTTGGTGATGATGCCCCAGGCGGCGCATCGTTCACAGGAGCCAGCAAGGTCGTTCACCCGATGCTGACTCAGGGTTGCGTGGACTTCTCAGCCCGTGTCATGAAGGAGCTCTTCCCGCCTGACGGTCCAGCCAAAGACAAGATCATCGGTGAAGTCACCCTTGAGAAGCAAGAAAAGGCCGATCGCCTTGTCAAGTTCATGAACTGGCAGATGACCGAGCAGATGCCTGAGTTTAGGTCCGAGCTCGAACAGCTGTCTACTCAATTGCCTTTGGGCGGTGGCCAATACCTTAAGATCACTTGGGACCAGGACAAGCGGCGGCCAGTGCCTCAGTTCGTCGCCATCGACGACGTCTACCTACCGTTTGCTGCCACCAACTTCTATTCATCTGAGCGCAAGACTCACGTTCAGTACTTGACCCGCATCGAATATCAGAAGCGTGTTGAGTCAGGCATGTACATGGACGTTGACCTGATGGCCAGTCCGCTGCCTCCTGACGAATCAAAGGCCGAGACTGCCAACAACAAGATCGAAGGTCGTCAGCCCGATAGCTACAACATCGATGGCCTACGCACCACTTTTGAATGCTACATCATCCATGACTTCAAGGATGAATACGGCCTGGCACCCTACATCATCAGCTTGGATAAGGCAACTCAGAACGTGTTGTCAATCTATCGCAACTGGGAAGAAGACGACGACACCAAGCAAGAGATGCAATGGATGGTTGAGTTTCCATTCGTGCCTTGGCGGGGTGCTTACCCCATTGGCCTGACCCACATGATTGGCGGCCTAAGTGCCGCTGCGACAGGTGCTTTAAGAGCTTTGCTTGACTCTGCCCACATCAACAACTTTCCTGGCTTGCTGAAGCTTAAGTCGGGTACAGGGGGGCAGACAGACCGTGTTGATCCGACCGAGGTCAAGGAGATCGAAGGTTCGTTTGGCCAAGATGACATCCGCAAGATGCTTATGCCAATGCCTTACAACCCACCTAGCCAAGTGCTGTTTGCGCTGCTAGGCTTCTTGGTTGACGCCAGCCAGAACGTTGTTCGCACCACGTTTGAAGAACTTGCTGACAGCAACTCCAACACGCCAGTCGGCACAACCTTGGCTCGCATCGAGCAGGGCATGGTGGTGTTCTCCGCAATTCACGCCCGCTTGCACAACTCTATGGGCCGTGTGCTGAAGCTGCTGTTCCGTCTGAACAAGACCTACCTGACTGAAGAAGAAGTCTACGATGGCACAGGCGAGCTGCTGGTTAAGCGCAGCGACTTCGATGGCCCAATGAACGTGGTCCCTGTCAGTGACCCCAACATCTTTAGCGAAGCCCAGCGGTTTGCTCAGGTCCAGGCGGTCATGCAGCGGTCCAAGGAGATGCCTCAGCTGTACGACCTTCGTAAAGTTGAGATCATGTTCCTTGAGCGCTTGAAGGTACCTCAAGGCAAGGACCTGTTGCTGCCAGCGCCTAAGCCATTGGAGCTGAACGCAGTCAACGAGAACATTGCCATGACGATGCGCCGCCCAGTTGTGGCCTTCCCTGAGCAAGATCACTTGGCTCACCTGCAGGTGCACCTTGACTTCCTGACCAACCCGATGTTTGGCAACAACAAGGCCATTGGCCCTGCATTTATCCCCATGATGCTTGACCACCTCAAAGAGCACATGGTCTTATGGTATGCAACCCAGATCTATCAGGAAGCTTCAGACGCAGCGCAAGTTGACATTGGCGAGATCCAAAAGGATGCAACAGTCGAAGAGAAGCAATCACTAGACAAGCTGCTGGCAACAACCAGCCAGGTTGTGACCAAGCAAAGCCAAGAGGCCTTCGGTCAGATCCCTCAGATCATTGAGCAAGCCATTCAGACCCTGCAGCAGATGCAGCCTCCTGCCCAGCAAGATCCAAGCGTCCAGATTGCCCAGCAGCAGTTGCAGAACCAGCAAGCCAAGGATCAGGCAACGGCGCAGACTCAGCAAGCCAAACTGGCGCAAGATGCCCAGCTTAAACAGGCCGACATGCAGCAGCGCAGCGCAGATAAGCAGATGGACATTCAGGCTCGCATCCAAGAGTTGCAGTCAGAGCTCGAGCGCGAGAAGATTCGCCAGCAAGCCGAGGACGAACGCGCCAGAGCCCAGATCCAAGCCCGCCTCGAGATGAACGAGTCGGACAACCAAACAGCCAAGCAGCTTGCCGCCTTAGAGGTAGCAACAGGCGAAAGATTTTCTGTCTCAACCGGGACAGGAATAAACCCCAACCCACGTTCATAAGGAGCAATCATGGTAGCGATCCGCCTACACAAACAGATGGCCATGGGTAAAGGCTACCCTAAAGCCAAGAAGATCGATAGCGATCCTTCGCCCACACCCGGTTTGCCTGATGCAAACTACAAGACTATGGCTAAGATGAAGACCGAAAAGGTCACAGGCGAAGGTGGCGGCAACGGCGGCACTAACAGCCAGCGTGGTCGTAAATAAATGCTTGCTGACTTTGTTGCGGTCATTAAAGCTGAAAAGAACAAGTTGGCAGAAGAAGCCATCACACTCCGTCCTGGCGAAGGCAAGGACATTAGCTTTGAATATGGCCACCGTCAAGGCGTCTACGCCGGTCTTGATAGAGCCATTCAGTTGATCAACAACGTTGTCCGCGATGTTGAAATAAAAACCCGAGATCTTTAACCCCAGCATACGGAGAAGCGAATGCTACTTGAAACCCCCATGTCCTTTAATTACGCCTCATTAGACGAGGCCTTCCCAGCAGTCGATTGCGGCCACGAGCCGCTTGGTTCACGCGTGATCATCCAGGTCCGCAAGGCCAAGAATCAAACGGCTGGCGGTATCTACATCCCTGAGGAAGCAAGGAAAACAGAGGCCAGCAACACACAGATCGCCAAAGTTGTGGCAGTCGGCTGCTTGGCATACAAGAATCGAAACACTATGGAGCCGTGGCCCGAAGGCTCCTGGTGTGAAGTTGGTGCCTACGTCCGTGCACCTAAATACGGCGGCGACCGTTGGACCGTTAGGTCTGACAACGAGGAGATCGAATTTGTGATGTTCAACGACCTTGACATTCTCGCCAAGGTTACTGGAGATCCGACAGCGATCAGAGCATTTATCTAACTGCTGAAAGGAGCAGGCAATGGCTGGAGAAACACTACTCATCGAAGAAGATGAAGACCAAAAAGGCGGTAAGCCTCAGGAAGTCGAGTTCGTCCCTGTAACCACCAAGAAAGGTGAGCAAGAGGATGACGAAGACGATGACCCGCCAGAGGATTCGCGTCTCTCAGAAGACAATGAAGACCGCGAAGAACTACGCCGCAAACGCCGCGAGGAAAAAACAGATCGCGCAGCGCGTAGAAAACAGGCAATTGAGCGGGATAAAACCGAGCTCAACTTCCTGAGGCAGAGAAACGAGTCGCTTGAGAAGCGTATGTTCCAGGTCGAGAAGTCGGTCGTAGGGAACACGATCTCAAGTATTGATGACCGCATTGCCGACACCCTGTCAGAAGTTAAGGCCGCAGAAAGAATCATGGCTCATGCCATCGAAGCCGGTAACGGTGAAGATGCTGCTAAAGCCATGCGGATCCGCGACCAAGCCATGCAGAAGGTGCAGCAGCTACAGGTCAACAAGCATCAGCACAGTCAGGTTGCCCAGGATCTGCATCAGCAGTCTCAACAGGCCCCATCTCAACCAACTGGTCCAGACCCGGAAGTCGCGAGCTTTGCTCAAAACTGGGTGTCCAAGAATTCTTGGTACAACCCCAATGGTAAAGATGAGGCCTCGAAGATTGTACTGGCAATTGATCAAGCTCTTGTTGACTCGGGCTATAATCCAAAAACAGAGGAATACTGGCGCGAGCTGGATAAGCGTGTTGCCCGTAGACTTCCTGAAACTAAAGGAGGCGGTAATGACGACAGTCAAGATGACGATCGCCGCGGACAGCGTAGAGGTCCGCCCGTTGGTTCCAGCAGGGATCAGGCGCCGCAGTCTTCTCGCCGTGAAGTATACATCTCCCCAGAACGAAAGCAAGCTATGACTGATGCTGGAGTTTGGGAAGACCCTGTCCTACGCCAACGCTACTTAAAACAGTACGCAAAGTGGGACCGTGAAAACAATTCAACTCGCTGAAAGGAGTGAGAAAAATGAATGACGAACGATTAAAAAAATCCCCTGATCTTGTCCGCCAATCACGTGGAGCCACCGAACGCAAGGTGACTGAAGAACGTGCCATTAGTGATGATGATCGTGTTGAGATGTTTAGATCTCAATTTTTCAATGAAGCATTGCCAGATTTACCAAAGATCCCTGGCTTTCACACATGCTGGTTGACCACTACTAACCCCCGCGATTCCATTCAACAGCGGATCCGGCTGGGTTATGAACCTATTAAAGCCGAAGACGTGCCTGGCTGGGAATATGTAACCATTAAGACAGGCGAATGGCAAGGGTTTATTGGTGTCAACGAGATGCTCGCATTCAAGTTGCCGTTATCTCTCTACAAGCGATTTATGCACGAGGCTCATCATGAAGCTCCTGCTCGCGAAGATGAGAAACTGACAGCAGTTTTAGACGGCATCAAGGAAGCTGCAGCAGCTGCAGGCGGGCGTGTGATTGAAGGTGATGGTATTGCGGCATTGCGCGAAAGTCCTGGTCGATCTAAATTTGAAGAGATCGACTAATCCATCAATTTCTCTAATGAGGAAAAGCAAACATGTCTACTACTAGCACACCGTTTGGCTTCCAGCCCGTTTACCACGCAAGTGGTTTCGTGCGCCCGGCAGCCTTTACGCTGGCAGACAACGCTGCGGTGACCTTGTTGCAATATCAACCTGTGAAGATTAATACTTCCACTGGTGTTGTGACTCCGGCTGCCGTTGGCGATGCCTTTGTCGGCACTTTTATGGGTGTTGAATTCACTGACAGCGATGGTCGCCGTCGTGTTTCCAACAAGTTCATTGCGAACACCCCTGCAACCGAGGTGACTGCGTACATTACGCGAGACCCTGCTATCGTTTATCAGATCCAAGCTAACGGATCTATTGCGATTAGCAACATCGGCAACCAATTTGACTTTGGTTCGATCTCCGCTGGTTCTACCACGGTTGGTCTTAGCACTGCCGTGTTGGATACCGCCTCAGTTGTGGCTTCAGGCGGCACCGCCCAAATGCGCGTGATCGGAATTACCCCCGGTCCTGATAACGCGTTTGGCGATGCTTTTACGATTGTCCAGGTTCAGATCTCTGAGCACCAGGAAGTCGCCAACATTAACGCCTACTAAGGAGCATAAAAAATGGCTGTTCCAATGCGCAGTACGGACTTTAGGTCCATCGTTGAGCCCATCTTAAACGAAGAGTTTGATGGCTTGTATAACCAACGGGCGGATGAGTGGAAACAAGTTTTCACTGAGCGTCAAGGTATCCCACGTAACTACCACGAAGAACCCGTCTTGTACGGTTTCGGAGCGGCTCCTGAGTTGCCTGACGGCATGCCAGTCACTTACCAAGCCGGTGGTGTGCTGTTCAACGCTCGTTATGTCTACAAGGTCTACGGTCTGGCTTTTGCCTTGACCAAGGTCCTTGTGGAAGACGGCGACCACATCTCTATCGGTCAGACTTACGCCAAGCACTTGGCACAGTCCCTGATTGAGACAAAAGAAACTTTGTGTGCTAACATCCTGAATCGTGCTTTTAATAGCTCGTTTGTAGGTGGTGACGGCGTGTCGTTAGTTAACTCCGCGCACCCTATTGCTTCAGGCACATTTAGCAACGT